CAGATGGTTCTCAAGTTGACGATCTGACAGGATATGTCATCCCTGCTGGTCATTCGTACTATGACATCATTCTAGGCATGAACAAGCGATCTAACGAGGAGGATGTAGCTTAATGAAATTACTTACCAAATTAAAACTCGGTCTTGAGGGCATCATCCATGAAGTGAGTCTTGACTGGAGAGTGGTAGCAGTCGAGCTTAACGAGGATCTTCTCGAAGAGCGCAAACGTCGATTCATGCGTGATCAAAAAATTTACGACTTGGAGCAACGATTAGCAATCTACAAAGAAAAAGAAAAAGGAGAACAATATGCTTGAGGCACTAAAAACAATCAAAAAAATCAAACAACTTCAGTTAGAAATGCATGCTTTTAGTCTTGCGTTTCTAGCTCTACAAGATATGGGCTTGATGCCAGAGACTGAAAGAAGCAAGGCGAAGGCTCAAACAATGCACGATGTAAGCCACGTGCTCAAGGACGTCCTGGACGGCAAGTCGGTAGATGAAGCGATGACAAGACTAGAAATCAAAGTGAGAATTGAAGAGGTGGAGCAGGAAGATGACCAGAATTGAACTTGAAAACCGTGTGTGGCTTTTGGCCAATCATGAAGAAAAAAACGAATTGCTGGATCTCGGTTTGACATCTAAAGTTCGATATGTGAAGCGAGTCCTGGAACTAGGGAAGGCGTATGCTCATGTTTGATTACGACAGAGACATAATGCAACCGCCCGAGCCCAGGGAAGAACGCGACCCAAGCGAGTATGTGTATGTTGGATGTGGGCAGTATCGATATGTGGGGGACGAAATATGATTGAAGAACTACTTGCAGAAATCGACAATTGGCGGGCTGAGTATATGCATCTTGGAATTGAGCTTGGGCAGATCATCGACGACCAACAAAATATTATTTTGAAATTACAAAACGAAAATAGACGTATAAAACGTGAAAATTGGAATCTGAAGAAGACGAAAGGAAGAAGGTAGATGAGTTCGATAAGAAACAAGGGAAAATGTTTTGTAAGAGCGGAAGTCTCTGAAAAACAGAAAGAATATATCGCTATTCTAGCGAAATTAAAAGGAGTTGCGACTCCTGAATTGCTACAGCAAGTTTTGGAGCGGTTTATTGATAGCAACCTTGAGCTTATCAAAGAGTATCAAGAGAATCTTAAAACGCTACAGCAAGAAACAAAAAATAAAATTGTTATGAACGGAGAATAAAATGACGAATGAAATCGCTAAATTTGACACATTGACACCGCAACAAGCATTCAAAAGCCCAGCAGCACTAGAAAGGTTTAAGTCGGTATTAGACGGGAGTGAATCACAATTTGTCGCAAGTCTATTGTCGATTATAAACAATAATAGCTACTTGGCTCAGGCAACAAATACAAGTATCATGAACGCAGCCATGAAAGCGGCGACTTTGAAGTTGCCGATTGAGCCAAGCCTTGGAATGGCGTATGTAGTACCGTATAACCGAAGCGAGAAGCGCGGAAATACTTGGGTGAAAATAAATGAAGCTCAATTCCAGATGGGTTATAAAGGTTTCATTCAATTGGCTCAACGGAGCGGGCAAATCAGGAATATAAACTGCGATGTCGTCTACAAAGAAGAATTTTTGCGGTACGACAAAGTTTACGGCACATTGCATCTAACAGATGAGCAAGTTGATAACGGAGAGGTCGAAGGATATTTTGCAAGTTTGGAATTGATCAATGGATTCCGAAAAATGATTTTCTGGAAAAAAGAAAAGGTTATAGCACATGCTCAGAAATATTCTAAAACCTACGACAAGCAGATTGGAGATTTTAAACCAGGAACACCTTGGAAAACTGAATTTGACGCTATGGCTCAAAAAACGCTCATAAAAGAGCTTTTGAGCAAGTATGCGCCACTTTCAATCGAATTACAAAAGGCTATTCTGGCTGATAACGAGGATTCGAATGTAAATGAAGTGAAGAGAGCGAAGGACGTCACACCTCAAGAGCCAGAAAATCTCTCTGATTTGCTGAGCGCTCCAGAGGAAGCAGAACAGGCTAAAGATGTTACACCTCTTGAAGATGACACTCAAAATTCAGCTACCGAAAAAATTACGGATTTCGACGAAGAAACAGGTCAAATGGACATGCTAGAAGGGGAGGATTTCTAAAATGATTGAAGAATTAAAAGATGTAACGGATAGCCTCGAGCTCGTTCCAGTAACAGATTTAGAAGTCGGCTTCGTCCTAAAGGCCGCCGAAATCGAAATCCAAGGAAAGGAAGTTTTAGAACAGGCTTTGGCCGCCTATCAAAAGAAATACGCTGGCTATATCGTGACAGAAGAAACTTTGTCAGATGATACCAAAGTTAAAGATGAATTGGGACGAGTGCAACGTCAGATTGAACAAGAACTCAAAAACCAACTGAAAGACTACTCTAATCCGTTGGACGAAGTGAAAGCATGGGTTAATACTGTCCTAGACCCTATCAAAACTTTGCAGGCTGACATCAAAAATCAAATTAAAGAATTTGAAGAGAGAGCGACAGAAGCTCGCAAGGAAACAGTCAGAGAAGCTTTTGAATCTGCAATCGCAGATAGCGGAGTCGACCTTGACATCAAGTTGTTTGCCATCTACTTTGATGATCTCAGCAAGAAAAAGTGCTTCATGGCTGACAATGTGAGAATCAATCAAGCGACCTCTAAGATGATTGCTGATTTAGTCGCAGAAGAAGCAACTAAAAAACAGCAACGTGAGGCCGGACTTATCCAGATAACAGAAGCAGCTGCCAAGGCCGGCTTTGGCCCAGTTGTCTATATCCGACTTTATGAAGGAGGCGCCAAGCTGGAGGATATCCTGCAGGCCATTTTGGACGATAAAGACTTGGCGGACAAAACCAAGGCGGAGGAAGAGCTTAAAAAGCGTATCGAGGAAATGACAGCTATTGCAGAGGATAATAATCTAGCTCCTCAAAAATACGCTGACATGCTCAAGGAAGGCAAGTCCGTTTTGGATGTTATCAATATCCTACACGCAGACGCAGCCGAAATGAGACAAGCACAGGCCGAGGTGGAAAGAAACGCTCAGAATCAATTCTACACCCAAAATCAGCCAGAATTTGAGCCTGAAACGAGTTCAGAGGGCAATAGCGCCCGCGAACAAGGAACAGGCCAAAAATCGCAAAATATGGCTTCTGATGATATGGCTAAAAAATATGGTTATCGATACCAAAATATGGAAATTATTTTCCCTGAAAAAAATATGCGTCAAGTCAAAGAGCAATTCAAGGCTATTTCTCAAGAGTTAGGGATTATTGTCCGAGTAATGCCTGAAATGGCAAGCAAGGCTGAAAGGGTGGAAATGGAATGACACAAGATTTACTTGGCAAAGATTACTATTCGGCAGCTTCTGCACGTCGCTACTGGTCCATCTCGCAATATAAGCGATTTAGAGAGTGCGAAGCACGGGCGTTGGCAGAGCTGGAAGGAGAATGGGAAGACCAGAGAGACAATACAGCTCTTTTGGTAGGGAACATGGTCCACAGCTATTTTGAAAGCCCAGAAGCGCATAAGAAGTTCATGGATGAAAACGCAGATGCCATGATTTCAAAAGCCGGAAAGACCAAAGGTCAGTTGAAATCCGACTTCTTGGTCGGCCAGCGCATGATTGAGCGACTGGAAGCTGATAATCAGTTCATGGACTACTATGTCGGCCAGAAAGAAGTTGCTGTAACAGGCAAAATTGAAGGTGTGGAATTCAAAGGCAAGATTGACTGTCTCAATGTTGAAAAAGGGTATTTCGTGGATATTAAGACCACAAAATCAGACATTGATAGCATGGTCTGGATTCAGGACGAAGCAAGCGGACGAAATATTCAGGTACGCTGGTTCGAAGCTTGGGGGTATGTCCTTCAGATGGCGGCTTACAAGAAGATGCTAGAAGAGAAGTACGGCAAAGAGTTCACCCCTGTTATCTACGCAGTGACAAAAGAGCCGACTCCCGACACAAGAGCCATCGTTTTTCAAACTCAGGAAAAGCTTGGCTATGAGCTGACAGAGTTGTCTATGATCATCCAGCGCCTTGACAAGGTTAAAAAAGGCGAGGAGAAAGCAAAGCCATGCGGCCATTGTGAATACTGCAAATCGAAAGCGTTGAGTCAGCGTGTGGAGGTGATTTGATGAGTAAACAAGTAAAAGACATACTAGCAACTCATGACACAGGTTGTCCACACGGCATTACATTTGCTATACATCAAAACAGAGAAGAATGTATTGCGTTATTTGGCAGGTCTGGATGGCCTGGTCTCAAACCTCAATTTATTCGTTGGAATGAAAGTGTTGAAAACAGAACAATGTATCACACAGAAGAAGAGTTACAGGATGCGTATGTTGATAAAGTCAAAGTAGTTGAGGAAGATTTTATCATAATTGAATTGTTGCCATTTTAAGAGGGAAAAAATAACCCAAAACCAACTATTTCCAAAATGGAAACAACTCAAAATTAAACAAGCCGTGTATTCTTGTAAAACTGCGAACTAGAAAACGTCAATGAAGGTCATGTGACCTTGGACGAGCGACTGCCCGTATTTAGCCAATTATCACAAAGGCAGTCGCATTTTTTTGAAAATAAAAGAATGAAATTTTTAGATTTATTTGCTGGCATCGGTGGATTTCGTTTGGGAATGGAATCTGCAGGTCATGAATGTATCGGCTTTTGTGAGATAGACAAATTCGCTAGAGCTAGTTATAAAGCTATACATGATACGAAAGGAGAAATTGAACTACATGACATCACAAGAGTCACAGATGAGTCTGTTCGAGGAATCGGAAGTGTGGACATTATCTGTGGAGGATTTCCGTGTCAGGCTTTCTCAATTGCAGGAAACAGACGAGGTTTTGAAGATACACGAGGAACTTTGTTTTTTGAGATTGCACGGTTCGCATCTATTCTCAGACCTAAATATCTATTGCTTGAGAACGTCAAAGGACTCCTCAACCATGACGGAGGAGCTACATTTGAAACCATCCTCGGAGCCTTGGATGAATTGGGGTACAATGTGGAATGGCAAATCCTTAACAGCAAGGATTTTGGAGTACCCCAAAACAGAGAACGGGTGTTCATTATCGGACATCTTAGAGGAGAACGTACCAGAAGAGTTTTTCCTATCTCAAAAAGTTGCCAGCAAGCTAATTCAATCAAAAAGCAGTACAGCAATACCATTACAACCAGATATGGCAACTCACAAGGAGCAGGGGCGTACATTGTTGAAAGTAAATCGCAGAAAGTGAGGTCTATCGGAAACATCCATCCTTCAGGAAATGGGATGAATGGAGAGGTTTATGAATCAGCTGGATTGGCTCCCACGCTCACAACCAACAAGGGAGAGGGGCAAAAGATAGCCATACCTGTTTTAACACCTGATTGTACGGATAAACGACAAAATGGGCGCAGGTGTAAGTCTAACGAAGAACCTGTGTTTACTTTGACTACGCAAGATAAGCATGGAATTCTAATCGCAGGGAAATTGCCTGGAAATCATGACCAAAACTCAAGAGTATATGATACAAATGGACTAGCCCCCACTCTATCCACAATGCAAGGTGGTGGGCAAGAACCTAAAATAATCCAACGTGGTCATGGTTATAACCAAGGTGGAGAACATGACATCGCTCCTACTCTGACTAGCAATAGCTATCAAGAGAATAACCTAGTCAAAGTTGTAGACTTTTACAACAAAATCACAAAAGATGAGGTTGGAACATTAACATCAAGTGGGGGAGGTAGCACTGTTCGAGCTGGAAGTTTTGGAATAACTGATGGCTATCGTATTCGCAAGCTAACACCTCGTGAATGTTGGAGGTTACAAGGTTTTCCAGATTGGGCTTTTGATAAAGCTCAAAAAGTCAATAGCAATTCTCAGCTATATAAGCAAGCAGGAAATAGCGTGACTGTGAATGTCATTGTTGCTATCGCAAAGGAATTGGAATGAGGTGACAACTTGAATTTATTTCTTAACGAAGACTGTATGGATGTCATGAAAAAATATCCTGATAACTATTTTGATTTAGCTATTGTAGATCCACCATACTTTTCTGGCCCAGAACAAAGAGAATTTTATGGGAACAAAATCAGTCCTATAGGAGTCCATAGATTGTATGGCAAAACAACTAAATGGGAAGTTCCAGGGAAAGATTATTTTGATGAATTATTTAGAGTTTCAAAAAATCAAATTATTTGGGGTGTGAACTACTTCGACTATTCTTTTGGTTCTGGGCGTATCGTTTGGGACAAAGTTAATGGTCATTCAAGTTTTTCAGATTGTGAGATAGCATACTGCAGCTTACATGATAGTACACGGCTGTTTCGCTATATGTGGAATGGTATGATGCAAGGCAAATCAATCTCTGAAGGTCATATACAACAAGGAAATAAGGCCTTGAATGAGGTCAGAATCCATCCGACACAAAAACCGATAAATCTTTATCTTTGGTTGCTTCAAACTTACGCAAAAGACGGAGACAAGATTCTTGATACTCATGTTGGTTCAGCAAGTAGTTTAATTGCTTTTCAGGAGTTAGGTTTTGAGTATGTAGGTTGCGAGTTAGATAGAGACATCTTTAATCTTGCTAAACAGAGACTTGATGCTTACGAGAAGCAGTTGAAGTTATTTTAGGAGGTATCGATCATAAAGAAAATGACAGTCTGGGCACTCTTTGATAGTGGAAACGGTTCTTACTTTAAGGGTGCTAACTCTCTGAATAGTTCGGGGGGGGCGAATATTGAAATCTATTCAATCGGAATGGATATAGAAAACAAGAACAATCATTTCATAAATCTAGACCTTGCTGATTACAAACGTTTATTTGGAGATAACACGCTCTTTGACGTGTTAGACAAATTACCAAAACCTGACCTTGTAATAGCTAGTCCACCATGCGAATCATGGTCAAATGCTTCTGCAATGGAAAATGGAAATGCGTGTTGGAAACGCAATGATGTTTCTGATAGCTTGTTCGCTCCACAAGTAAGACCTTCACCGTTCACGATCAGGGCAAATCAAGATTATGAGTCAGCCTATATAAATTATCAGTCCGATAGGCAATTTTTAAAAAGGGTCAATGGCGAGCTAACAGCTTTCAACACAATAGAAATCATAAAAAGATATAGACCACAATTTTGGGTTATTGAGAATCCAGCAGCTGACAGACTGTGGCCTTACATTGAGGACATTATTGGATTCAGAATTCCCTACAAAAACCTAGCTAGATACAATAATTATGATTATCCTTTACAAAAGCGGACGATTTTTGGAAGCAATGTTGAACTTAATCTTAAGAATAAAATTATCAAGCAGGACATAGAGTGGAAGAACTTCTCAAAATCATACAACGAGAGATCTAATATACCTGAAAAATTGGTGTCAGAAATATTCAAAAAAATTTACAAGGAGTTTAGTAAAGATGATTGAACTCTATTTCATTTACAATGGTCACCGCAAGATACTAATTGGGAGTTTTGGCCATATACATAGCGCAATCAATGAATTAAAGAGACATCAAGCTAGTTAATCAGCAATCACTCACCCACGTTTTAGAAAAAGCATGAGTGATGAAAATATCAGGATTGATTACGGAGCGGTTGATTGCTACTACTTGATTACGAAGAAAACGGAGGAAAAATAAGATGAATACAAAAATGAATTTGGAAGAAAAGGTTCAACAGTGGTTTGTTGACAGAAATTTACATGAAGCGAATCCTGTCAAACAGTTCTTGAAGTTGATGGAAGAGTCAGGAGAATTATTTGAAGGTATCGCAAAGGATAAATCTGAACTGATCTATGATGCTCTTGGAGACATCTAGGTAGTATTGATTGGACTTGAGCAACAAATCAAGAACGGCGCTCAGATTCAAGCAAATCAACAGGAACTTGAGTTGCTTCTGATGGTTTCCAGTTTGGGTAATATCGCTCAAAAGCTATACGCTCATGTCTGTCACAATGAAACACAAATTCCTTTAATCAAAGCAGATTTGATGTTTCTTGACAGCGTGATCAGTACTTGCAATGGCACCACAGCTGAAAGTTGCTTAGAAGAAGCTTATGAAGTCATCAAGGACCGCAAAGGTAAGATGATTGATGGGGTGTTCGTCAAAGAGGAGGATTTGTAAAATGAAAAAACTAGGTATTGTTTTAGGTGCTGTATTTGTAATCGTTGTATCGCCATTTGTGGTTCAGTATGGTTGGAATAAAATCATCACAACGATTGTCCCAGTTGGTAAAATTACAGTCTGGCAAGCACTAGGGATGGATGCACTACTATCTTTTATCTGGCCTGTGTTATCCAGCAAAAAGGAATCTGAAGAGAATTATTCATATGCTGTAAAAAGTAGTATTTCAAAAATCATTACATGTGCATTTTTGATATGGTTAGCTAGTTTATTTATTTAAGGAGGATTTGGGATGATACCAAGATTTAGAGCGTGGGATAAAGAATTGCAAACAATGCTAGACGTTTCTTTGATAGATTTTAAAAAAAGAGTGTTAGTTGGTGAGCATTGGAAATTTGGCGAAACAAATTTTATGAGTTTTGATGATATCAAACGCATGCAATCAACAGGATTGTTTGATAAGAATGGCAAGGAGATTTTTGAGGGGGATATCTTAAAGAGCAATAAATACATAACTAGCGTATTTTATGAAAGAGGCGCTTATCGTGTGAAGCTCCGTCGGACTCCAAATACTACGGTAACTATGGATTTGATGGTTTTTATTGAAAAATATAAAACTAGAATTGTAGGCAACATCTACGAGAACCCAGAGCTTTTGGAGGTCAAGGAGTGAGATATTTAAAAATCCTATGTGTTGTTTTACTCGCATCATTCCTCGTGGCATGTCACCAGATTTCGAGTGGGACAGTAGTAGATAAGTACATTGATGAACCTCACACAACGTTCATACCTGTTATGAATGGTAAAAGTTCGGTACTTGTGCCAATCAGAACCAAAAGAAAATACATTCTGGTCGTTTCAGGTCGTGCAGGTAATAAGCAAGTTGAAGAAACGTTTGAAGTGAAAGCTAAGGAATACAAGCACTATGAAATTGGTAATACTTTCATACAAGATGCCGTTTTAGAAATCGAAGGAGATAGAGAATGAACATACAGGGACTAATTGAACGCTACGAAAAATTTAAAGCTAGCAAGAAAAAAATGACCTCGGTTGATTTGGTTTTGAAAGACTTGCGGTCTTTGGACGAGCCAGAACCGTTGCCATTTAAATTAAAAGATGTTGTTGGTCGAATTAGAGGGTTTGATCCAACAATCCAGACAAGATGGCTCAATGACATCCTCAAAGAATTAGGGGACGACTATGGTTTAATGAAATATCGCAGTGGTTACGAACAAGGAAAAATTGAGGGAGCATGGGTTGGTAATCAATTGAAAGATGCTGATAAGATTCGACGTGAGTTGAATCAAGTAAAGGTTCCGAAATTGATTGCTGATTATATTGAATACGCAAAAAAAGAAGATTATCACATCTTAGGCGCAATGAGTGAAGTCAGAAAACATGAAAACAAGGATATTGCAGATTGGTTTTATACAGATGACAATATCGAAATATTCGCTCGTGCTTGGCTTGATGGATATGAGGTAGAAAATCGGTATCGGGTAAAGATGAAAGGTATCGTAAACGCATTGAGCTTTTTGAGTTATCACAAAAAAGCTGATATATGGACGGTCACGGATATAAATAATTCAAATGGCAACAGAACCCACCACACCCGAAAAGAACTCGAAGAAGCTGGCTTCGGCTGGGTTTTAGATTGTGAAGGTGTTGAGATCGAGGAGGTTGAAGGATGATTATAAAAAATTACAAATATGATTTTTCGAGTGGCAGAATACGCTACACAATTGATGTAGATGGCTATGAAACAGCTATGGAACATACAAAGACAGAATACGGAAGTGTCCAAAGAAATGATATTGATGATTTCTTGATTTCAGTCGAGAATTACGACTTTCAAGAAGCTGAAGCGGTTGAAGAATTTGTTGATTTTCAAAGCCATTTGCTTATGTATGGAATTGATTTTGAATTGAGAAATGAGGTGGAATGATGGTACAAACGCTTGAAGAAGGAATGAAGAATCAAAGTAAACGCATAAAAATCCCAATGAAAATCAGACCGTTTGATGTTGGTTATCGAATAGTAAATAAACACGGTCAAGCGCTTGCGTTAAATAACGGAGCAAGTATATTCGCTTTACCTTCGCTGGCCGAAAAAGCGATAAAGAAAGAGTTTAGAAAAAATGATCCAGACTTTGACATCGAAAAACATTTTGTCAAAGAGGTCGCTATTGTGAACCTAAGTAAATTTCATAGTTATTTTGAGGAGGAGACATGAAACGATTCATAGCAATATGGATTCTGCTATCTGCTGGATTGAATATCTGGCAGATGGATAAAATCCGGAATCTGGAAGATAAAAAGCCTATGGTTATTTACAAGGCTGATAATCAAGGCGCAGAAATCAAAGGCAGAGTCGTCCACAAGGAGAAAATTGGCGACCTGCACACAATCACTATTAAAAATTATGGCATTTTCGTAGTCACGCAAACAAGCTACGAATCTTTGAGGGTTGGAGATGAGGTGATATTATGAGACCTAAAAAATATCCGTATTCAGGAAAACTAAAGCTGATTAGACAGACATTGCCAAGTTTCGTCTTACTAGGAAATGCCACCTTTAACAGCAATTTGGTGAAATACATTGATACAATAAAACAAGTGGCACCAAATCAAACGATCGTCTATTTTAAAATCCCTAAATTCCTTTCGCACGAGGAGAAGTATGTACGGGTACCTCTCAAAATCGGTGAGGTTGTCAAGATTTTAAACCGATGATAAACAAAAAAGCCAAGACATTCTCTGCCTCAGCTATAATTAACACACTATTATTATATCATAAAGGAGATAGAGAGTGAGCAAGGCGAAGGCTATTTTAAAAGATTTAAGGAATTTGGATCTATATATCGCGAGTTTGATTAGGCGAAGAGATAAAGTTGAAGCTTCGCTCTTGTCTAGTCAAAAATACTCTGTTGATAAAGTTTCGGGAGGAATTAAGAAAAAGCAAGATGATATCTATGTTGAGTTGCTAACAGCTAAAGACGAGATTGAACAAAAAACTGCTGAAGCTATCAGGAAGCAGAGAGAACTTCAGGGGTTAATTGACTCTCTGGATAATACTGATAGTCAGGCGATACTGAGTTTGGTTTATATTGATAAGATGACGAGGTGGCAAGTTATGGATGAGCTAAATTGTAGCGAGAGCACCTACTTTCGATTGTTGCGTATAGCAACAAAGGAATTAGATGCGGTGACAGCATTTGACAGTAAATTAAAGTAATGACAGTGATTGACAGTGATTGACAGTGCATGACAGTTTTAACGTGGTATTATAGTATCATCAAGAATTAAGAGCTAGACAGTTGATGTCTGGATTTTTTGATTTTAAAAAAAGGTGGTGATGGAAAATTGAATGAAAGACAAAGACGATTCGCAGATGAGTACATCATCAACGCAAATGCGACAGATGCAGCTATTAAAGCGGGGTATAGTGAAAAGACTGCTAGGAGTCAAGGACAAAGATTGTTGACAAAAGTTGACATTTCTGAATATATAAAAAAAAGAATGGATGAGATTCAGGATGAAAAAATCCTGACTCAAAAACAAATTCTTGTGATGTTGTCAGAGATTGCATCAGGTCAGGCAAAAGAGACAATTGTGGTCACGACAAAAGTAGCTGAGTTGATGACTGATCCTGTGACTGGTAAGTCTGTAAAAGTATACAACGAAATCCCTCAACTTGTCGAATATCCAACAAAGAACAGCGATAGGAACAAAGCTTTGGAGTTACTAGGGAAACGACATCAAATGTGGACTGATAAAGTAGACATCAATGCTATAGTTACCGAGACTAAGAAGTTTGACGATATCGTTAGTCAGCTAGGCGGTGATGGACTTGACGAATAGCTTCCCTTTATCTCAAAAGTACATCGACTTTTGCAACAGCTTTAATAATGTTGATGCGGACTTTTTGGAAGGTACAACGGCAGCTGGAAAAACAACGGTTGGTGTTGGTGTCAAGTTTATGCGAGCAGTCAGCAGGAGCACGAAGAAGTTCCACATCATTGCAGCAAAGACAGTTGGTGTAGCTGAAAAGAATATCATTAATCAGGATAACGGAATTTTAGACATCCATAAAACAGCCGTCTACTGTGGTAATGGTGACAAAGATTCGAAGATTCCTCACATCAAGTTTGAGGGTAAAATCATTTATGTATTGGGGTATGACAACAAGGAAAAATGGAAGCTGGTTCTTGGTGGACAGTATGGATGTGTCTATATTGATGAGGTCAACACGGCTGACATTGAGTTTGTTCGTGAGTTGTCCACACGTAATGATTATTTGATGGCAACGCTCAATCCGGATAATCCTGATTTACCAGTCTACAAAGAGTTCATCAACAAGGCGAGACCATACAAAAAATACGCAGGCGATGTGCCGGAAGAAATTATGCGAGACCTATCAGAACCAGCTAACCCTAAATGGCGTTACTGGTTTTTTACGTTTAATGACAACCTGTCACTGACACCAGAAGCCATCCAGAAGAAAAAGGATGCGGCACCAGTTGGGACTAAGCTCTACAAAAATAAAATTCTTGGTCTACGTGGCCGAGCAACAGGAATTGTCTTTGTTAATTTTGATAGCAAAAAACACGTATTGAGTAAGTCTTTTGTAAAGAATACGGTCACGTTCCAACGGTTCACAGCTGGACTAGATACAGCTTACTCAGCAAGTAGTCCGGATACAATTGCAATGATTTTCCAAGGGATATCAGATGACGGGAAGTTATATACGCTGGATGAGGAAGTCTATAACAACGCTGAGCTTGATGTGCCGATTGCTCCATCTGATACTGTGGTCAAGTTTATCAATTTCCTAGAACGCAATCGTAGTGAATGGGGATTGGCGCGTGATGTCTTTGTTGATAGTGCGGACCAAGCAACAATTACAGAATTAAACAAATACAAGCGACAATACGGCTGTCTGTATATCTTTAACAATGCTTATAAGAAAACCAAGATTATTGACCGGATCAACTTTCAAATTGGTTGGTTAGCTCAAGGTTGTTACTATGTGTTAAGTCATTGTATGAATCATATCAAAGAGCTAAACACTTACTCATGGAAAGAAGGAAAAGATGAGCCGGAAGATGCAAATGATCACACAATCAATGCGAATCAGTATGCATGGTTGCCATACAGGAAGATAATCGGAAGAAAGGAAAACTAAAGTGGGAATAATGGACATGATCAGAAAGAGTATGAGAAGCTTTCTCAAACTGGAACAGGCACAGCCAAATGTCATCACAATTACAGAGGCAATGACGTTTGAAGATAATGCAGCAAAGAACCAAATTTGGTATCGCGGTGACTCATACGAACTGGACCAGCTCTACAAGCAATTACCACATAGCAACATCAACTTTTGGGGAGCGACAAGTACTCCTGGGCAAGAAATTAGAAAGATTCACACAGGAATCCCTGGTCTTATCGTTGATAGGTTGGTAGATATCACGCTGCACGATATGAATGATTTAGATTTTGCCGAGGAAATGCAAGGGACTTTGTGGGAAGAGATTGCTGAAGATAGCAACTTCCACGATCAACTGCAGGAGGCGATTAAAGATAGTCTTGTGATGGGTGATGGTGCTTTTCGTATTTCATTTGATCCGGAACTTACAGCATTGCCTATTGTTGAATGGGTTGGTGGAGATAGAATTGAAATCATCTACAACCGTGGAAGATTGAAAGAAGTTATTTTCCGCACACACTTCACAGAACGCAGACGGAACTATTTGCTCGAGGAAATCTACGGCTATGGCTCATTAACTTATAAGCTCTACAGAGGCGAAACTGAGCTAGATATGAGCGCAACAGAGTACACTGCTAACCTTGTCGATGTGGAGTTCGATAAATCCGTTATCTTGTGCTTGCCGTTTAAGATTTACACGTCACCTAAAGTAAAAGGCCGTGGTCAATCTATCTATGATCGTAAGACAGATGCTTTTGATAGCTTGGATGAGTCTTGGAGTCAGTGGATGGATGCTCTTCGTTCTGGACGATCACGAGAGTATATTCCTGAGAACTTACTTCCTAGAGATCCTTACACAGGAGAAATTAGTAAGGGAAATCCTTTTGACCATCGCTTTATTAAGGTTGAGACAGCGATGGGCGAGGATGCAAAGAACACAATCACATTGCAACAAGCTAATATCCCGCATGAAAGTTATTTGAGTACATATGTGACTGCACTTGATTTAGCTTTACAAGGTATTATTAGCCCGTCAACACTCGGTATCGATGTCAAGAAGCTAGATAATGCCGAGGCACAACGTGAGAAAGAAAAGGCAACTCTCTATACTCGCAATGCTATTGTGACAGCTCTGCAAGATTACCTGCCAAAGTTAATCAGTATGGTTTTGAATGCTGATAGCGTGCTTAAGAAAAACCCACTACCGAAAGTCAAGGTCGACGTGCCGTTTGGTGAGTATGCTAATCCTAGTTTCGAATCACAGGTTGAGACAGTTTCTAAGGCTAAGACAGGTGGTATCATGTCGATTGAAGCGAGCGTTGAGGAATTGTACGGTGACTCAAAAGATCAGAACTGGAAAGATCAGGAAGTGGCAAGAATCAAAGCGGAGCAAGGTGTGACAGAAGTCGACGTGCCATCATTGAATGAAGCTGCTAACGATTTTGAGATAGAGAAGGAGGTTGAAGATGCTGAAGACGGTGACGATAGGACAGAGGATCTATCACATGAGTCAGAAGGAAGCGCAGGGACTTCTACAGATAGCGAGCGATAATGTAGAGTTCGGTATCTATGCTGTTGAGAAGAACAACAAGTTGGATATGCTCAACCTCAAAATGCCTAGTAAAACAGCTTTGAAACGACAATTGAGAAGTTTTAAAGCGCAAGGTTTTAAGGTGTACTGCAATGGCTTATGATGTATCTAAAGCATTTGAGCGAATTGAAAACGATCTGCTTGATTCCATGATTAGAAATCTAGGAAGGCATAAGGCAGAGGAAACTGCTGAAGGTTTTGAATGGGAACAATGGCAGGTCGCTCAATTGAAAGAGCTTGAACGATTTAAGCGAGCTAATGCCAAAAAATATAGCAAAGAGTTTGCCAATATCAATAGCAAGATTTCCACTGCTATACAAGAAGCCTATAGGCAAGGCATGGATGATGAGGAAATGTCTATCCTGGAAGCTATCAAGAACGGTTTTGAATTTAACAGTGGAAAAGATAATCTAGGGGCTTCATTTTTTGCTATCAACGAACGAAAGTTGAATGCGTTACTTAACTCGGTCGAGCATGATATGAAGACGGCAGAGCATGCTGTATTGCGGTATACAGACGACCAGTACAGGCGCACAATATTTGATGCTCAGGTAGCAGCTAACACAGGAGCTAAGACTTATGAGCAGTCAGTGGATATGGCCACCAAGGATTTTCTAAGTCGGGGTATCACATGCATCCAGTACAGTAACGGGGCCATGGTTAATATCGTATCGTACGCCGATATGGCCATTCGAACAGCAACCAAAAGAGCCTACCTAATGGGTGAGGGAGTCAAGCGCCAGGAGTGGGGGATTCATACTGTTATCTTAAACAAGCGATCGAATGCATGTCCTCTGTGTATGCCTTTTGAAGGTAAAGTATTGATTGATGATGTCTGGTCAGGAGGCAGTGCGGATGATGGTCCATATCCATTGTTAAGTTCTGCAATGGCAGCTGGTTTGTATCACCCTAACTGCAAAGATAAGCATACAACTTATTTCCCTGGGATCAGTAGCGAGCCAGAGAAAATATTTACAAATCAGGAATTGGACGACATCAAGGAAAGACAGTTACTGGACAACAAAGTTCAGCATGCTAAGCGACAGGAGAAACGTTTTAGCAGATTGTCACAGTTCAGTCTCGATAAAGATAATATTCAGAAGTACACATTAAGGGCGGAAGAATGGTCTAAATTTAAGTCTAATGCAGAAGAAAATCTGAAATACTTTGAAGCAGAAAAAGGATACAAATTATACCAAGAGCTTTCACTCGAAAGTGATAGTGATTACAAGAAATTCATCAATCGTCAGAGATTACCTAGAGATACTAGTGGCGTAGCTTCGAAGAAGATTGCTGCAGAGACACGACACATGTATATCGATGCGACTCGAAAAAAATTCAAGGGAGGTACAGAGCTTGGACAAGACTTGTTTGCAAGATTAGCCGATCAGTCGGCGATTGCAACTATTGCAGAAACAGGAGTTGTGAGATATGAATCTGGAAAACTCTTCCTGAATATGTATAAGGACGTAGACGACCCTCGCGGACCTGGTACTGGTTATTTCCATGAATTTGGTCACCAAATAGATGAGAAGCTGGGTTGGGAATTCACAAAGGATAAAAAAATACTGCAACTTCTACGTAAAGACTTTATCAATTTATCTGACGATACTATTTTCGAAGCAATCCACATCAACGATAAAGCCTCTTCGGCATCTGATATATTAGGAGCGTTGAGTGAAGGAAGAATACAAGGTAAGTATTCGCACTCGCTCGTTTACTGGGAGAAAAAAGGAAATATAGAGAGTGAGTTTTTTGCGCATGTGTTTGAGGCGCAATTTGATGATGAACGCAGAGAAATACTTGAAAAAACTTTTCCTGAGAGTTATAATTATGTTATAAATAAACTAAAGGAGAGGTAGTCATGCGGATTATCGAAAGCTATCTACGTGTAGCAGAAAAAGTAGATACATTTAGCGACATCTTTGGGTATCGTTTAGTAGCCCCGATTTTTCCTGTAGCGGCTATCTATGGACCACAAGAAGAGAGTGATATCTTTGAAGCAAAATTAGATAAATGTATTAAAGATCAATACGATTATTTTGCAGATGAGTACGGCTATGATTCAGATGAGAAAAGACGTAGACTGCAACGTGAGAAGTATGTATTTTACGATTGTTAATATCACAGAGCGCCGATAAGGTGCTTTTTTTGTACTCAGAAAGGAATAAAAATGTTAGAAAAAGCAAAACAATTGGCATCACAAGAATTTTCGCGCTTATCAGGTCGTGAAATCAAAGCAGAAGATTGCTTTGTAGTTTGGTTTAGCAAGACCCTGCAAAACTGGAAAGCTCTTGTTAGTACGAACGCAATTACATCAAGCGAACCTTGTGGAGATTATGCAGAAATCACGCATAATGGAGACAAGAAAGAGACTTATGTGGATGTTTACGCCAAGGTTTCAAATCGTGCCATTAAAGATTAGGAGGTGATCCAACATCTTGACTTGCAGGAATAGGCTGCTATAAATTACTATAAATTGCTATAAACCGCATCGAAATCGAGGCGGTTTTCTTATGCTTGAAAGGAATAAAGATATGGAAGATTGGAAAGTAAGATTTAAAAAAGAATACTATGAATTGAAAGAACGATTCCAAAAGTTGGATATGATGATTGGCAAATACGAGAAAGGACAGTTAGAGTTTGAACCTAAATGTCCTATTGATTTGTTAAAACGTCAGCGTTCAGTTATGTGGGATTATCTTTCTACTCTAGAGCAACGTGCGAAGATTGAAGAAATTAAACTATAAAACCTAACCGTATGGAATCCCGTACGGTTTTCTTTTTGTCCGAAGACTAAAAACTACGTGGAGACACCAGCGACAATAACTGAAATAGGGAGACACCCTTAAAACTGAAAGGAGAACGCTATGTTCAAACGCAAACTATTTTTCCATAATGCAGATACAGGAACTGGCTCTGCAGGTGGACAAGACACGTCAAGCCAAACTCAACCAGCTAGCACTCCTGAGATTGACTATGACAAAATCGCTAGCATTGTCGAAGGCAAGCAAAGAATTGCTGAAGATACCGTGCTAAAAAATTACTTTAAGCAGCAAGGATTGAGTGGTGAAGAAATGGCTCAAGCCATTACTGCTTTTAAGTCGCAGAAAGCTGATGCAACACCAGACGTCACATCACTACAGCAACAGTTAACGCAGGCACAAGCAAGTGCATTGCAAGCTAATTTAGAGCGAAATCTACAATTAGCAGCAATCGAGGAAGGATTGCCTGTTGGTGTATTACCTTATGTGATGAAATTGGCTGATACATCAACTCTCACACTTGAATCGAAACCAGAAGATTTCAAAGCTATTGTCGCAAAAGTGTTGGAAGACGTTCCTGCATTGAAGCCAAATAAAGAAGAGTCAACTGGGTTTCAACAAATCGGATCTACCGGTAAAACACAACAAACTAACCAAACTGATGCCATTGCTGCAGCGTTTGGTCTTTAAGAAAAAGGAGAATTAAATTATGACAGTTTATAACTACGCAGAACAATTCGAACAAGCTTTGCATCAAAAATATGCAAAGGAGCTTGCGTCTGTAGATTTGTTTAACTCAAATCCGCAAGTGAAATTTATCAACGCCCAAACAATCAAGCTACCAAACATCACAGTATCTGGTTACAAAGACCACAATCGTCAAACTATCGGTTTTAATTCTGGAACAATCTCAAACGATTGGGAACCAAAGAAACTCGAACATGACCGCGACATTGAATTTGCAATCGATCCTATGGATGTTGATGAAACAAACCTTGTCGTCTCTATTGCCAATGTCCAAAATACTCTGGAAACTGAACAAGGTATTCCTGAAAAAGATTGCTACGTGTTCTCAAAACTCTACACAGAAGCAGGCAAGTATACTGATAACGGTGCTACTATCGACACTACAACATTGACTGCAGAAAATATCTTGCAAAAATTTGATGACGCCATGGAAAAAATGGACGAAGCAGGTGTTCCGTCTGAAGGCCGCATTTTGTACGTCACTCCAGCTGTCAACAAGCTCTTCAAACAGGCTAAAGACATCCAACGTGTGCTAGGAGTGAATGGTTCAAATGGCGACGTCAAACGCTCTATCTATAGCCTTGATGATGTTAAAATCAAACAAGTGCAATCAGCTCGCATGAAATCACAATACAACTTTACAAATGGTTGTGTCGCAACAGATGAAGCAAAACAAATGAACTTCATCTTGATCCACCCATCTTGTGAAGTTGCTCGTGAAAAATACTCTTACATCAAAGTATTTACACCAGGGCATGACTCGCGTACAGCTGACAACTATTTGCTCCAATCTCGCTTCTACATGGATGCATTCTTGATCAAGAATAAAGCAGCTGGTATCTTTATCAACGCGACAGCGTAAGAAAGGATGGTGTAGTATATGGTATTAAAAGCAATTAAAGGCGCTCGAGTCTATGATATCGATGAGTCAGCGATCAATGATTTTGTTGGTCGTGGCTTTGAAGTCTACGAAGATGGTGAATTAAAATATGGTGAATCTGTCGATAAGGTGTCAAAAGAAGAGTACGAAAAAGTTTTGGCTGACTTGAAAAATGCTAAGGCTGAAATCAAGAAGCTGAAAGAATCTAAGGAGTAACAGTCATGTATGCTAGTCCAGATTATTACAAAAAGACGTTTGTTGGTGTGATTTCTGCTGATTCAGAAGTTCTGGCTAGCAAACTTAAATCAGCTTCTGACAAGATTGATATACTTACATTCAACCGAATCCGTGGCATTGGATTCGACAATCTGACACCATTTCAGCAGGAAGTTATCCGAAAGGCTTGTTGTCAGATTGTTGATTTTGAGGAGGTTAATGCTGATTTGATAGCTACTACAGTTTCAAACTACAGTATTAATGGTGTGTCAATGCAATTTGGATCAAATTGGAACATTGCCACAGAGCAAGGTATTGTTATTTATCGCAAAACCTATGAACTTTTGAAACAAACAGGATTGACGAGGAGGGTTATTTGATGAAATTTCCACAACTTGTCTTACCTCAATTTTGCCAGACGCCAATCACAGTCACAGTCAACCAAGAGGGAGTTTCTGAAGATGGCGAACCTTTGGAGGCGTTCAGAGCAAATCTAAAGTGCAATTATCAGGACGGTGCCAAAACAATCCTAACCGAGCAGAAGAAGCTGGTCCAAATTACTGGGTCAGCCTATTTTGTTGGTGATGTTGCACCGGATTTGGCTACATTAAGCGGAGGGACTGCAATTGTATTTGGTATTGCCAGGAGGATTGCCGATAGTCGGAAAGCTAGAAATCCAGACGGGACTGTTAACTATACTTACATCGGATTGGAGTGATGCTATGTTTGCGAAGTCTACAGTAAAGCTATATTTTGGCACTATCCGCAAACTGGAAAGAGCTCAAATCATAGCACTGGAACAGACTGCTGAATACCTGCATACAGAAGTTGTGCAGGCGCAGGTAGTGCCTTTTGATAAAGGTGTGTTGCAAGGAGATGCAATGGCTCCAGACTACTCACGTTCATCCCAAGGTGTAGTAAGCCTGGTACATTCCACTCCTTACGCAAGACGACTGTACTTTCATCCTGAATATAAATTCCAGACGAAAGAAAATCCTCATGCAAAAGGAAAGTGGTTTGAGGACTGGATCGATGGTGGCAAGAAGTCACACAAAATAAAACAAGCCTACGGGCAACTTTACAAACAAATCACGGGGGTTTAAGCATGATTACACTAGCTGAAGTCCGTGACTGGATTAAAACATTTAATGCAGCTAACAACTACTACATTGGTAAGATCGATAACAAGCAAGAAAACAGTATAGGAATTTACCAACGAAAGACAATCGATGGTCCTCGGGTAGCAATCGGAGGCAGATCACTGGCAAGCTATGATGTCAAATCAATCAGCATCTTAATTCACTGGAACAAGAATGCGAATGAGACTGAGAAGCGTGCTCAGTACCTCTACAATCGTCTATTTGAGGCTGAATCGGTTGTTATCGGTGAAACACCTATTAAGATGATTGCCTTGTTACAGAACGAGCCTGTGGATGTAGGAACAGACGATAATAACGTGTATGAGCGTGTTATCGAACTTGATTTATATTACGAAAGAGAGGGCAACTAATGGCTCAGAAAACTGGGGTATTCCCCGTATATGAAAACCAGTTCCAAGTAAATAAAGGAACTGCAGGAGTTGAATCACTTGTTGATATTGCAGACATGGAATCATTCTCAGTATCATTTGACAATGGTGTTGAAGAATGGAAACCATTTGATCAAGCAGGTTGGACACGTCGTTTGATGACTGCAAAGTCAGTTACAATTTCTGTTTCTGGTAAACGAAATGTAGGTGATGCAGGAAACGACTACATCGCAGGTCTTGCCTTCAAAAATGGTCGTGATTCTGAAGCGGACTTCCAATGGACTTTCCCAGATGGAACTAAAATCAAATTTAAAGACGCGGTTATCAATCTTAAGGACTTTATCTCGGGGGATTCAACCGGTGTCGCACCATTGTCATTTGACGTCATGTCAAATGGTAAACCGGAAGTGGTGCCAGCAGGTTAATTTAGAGGGTTTCGACCCTCTTTTTATTTTAAGGAGGAAATATGGCTGAAGCTGAAGAAACCAACGCAACAGCAACCATGGCTTTTATTGATATCGATACAGGTATCGAATACAAGGCTGGAGATACCGTTGATTTAAGTGGTAAATCCAAAGAACGAATCGAAGCTATGGCAACCAAAGAAAATCGAACTGGTCAAGTACTGATCAACATTTTATCTGAAGAAAAGGAAACTGAATAATGTCAAAAGTAATTGATATCACAGAAAAACTCAATTTTGAAGAAAATCCAAAATTGAAAATTAAAGATGCTGAAATTGAAGTCAATACAGATGCAACAACTGTACTGACTCTGATGCAGACTATCGGCGATGAAGAAGGAACTCCATCTGCCAAAAAAATGATGGAAATGTTTGAGCTAATCTTCCCTGAGAATAGTCGTAAAACACTTGATGAAATGCATTTGAATTTTGCTGATTTAACTACAGTTATTGAAGCAGCGATGACATTGGTCATGGGAGAAGAAGAAGCGGGAGAACAGTGAGCCATACTATGACCTATTTGAGGATTTCGATTTAATCGTCAGTTCTCTTAGGACACAGTATGGCTTATCTGTATACTCTAATGAATTTAAGAATATGAAGTGGAAAGAGTTCAAGGCTCTCTTAGCTGGTTTGTCCGGAGAAACGCCGCTTGGTCGAATTGTCCAAATTCGGAGCGAAGATGACCCTAAAATGCTAGAAGCATTTTCAGAAGGTCAGCACCGTATTCGAAACGAATGGAGATTGAGACTTGCCAAAGAGAAGACAGAACAAGATTTGACTCAAGTTCTTGAAGAATTAAAACAAGCCTTTGTTGAGATGGCTAAGTAGGAGGTGATAGCTATTGGCACAGACAGTTGGCCAGATTGGTCTTGACCTTGTCGTCAACGACAAACAATTTAAAGGGCAGATGAGTGGCTTGCAAGGGATGGCGACGAAAGCTGCCAAGATGCTTGCAGGAGCATTTGCAATCAAGAAACTTGTTGATTTCGGAGCTCAAGCTATCAAGCTCGGCTCAGATCTCAACGAAGTACAAAACGTTGTTGACGTTGCTTTCCCACGCATGAGCAAGCAAGTCGATGACTTTGCAAAACAAGCTATGTATACCTCGGGGTTATCAGAGACCATGGCAAAACGATACACCGGTACATTCGGTGCGATGACGAAAGCTTTTGGTTTTAACGAACAGAAAGCTTACGAGATGTCGACAGCCTTAACTAGTTTAGCGGGCGATGTGGCATCTTTTTACAACATTAGTCAAGATGAAGCCTACACAAAGCTGAAATCAGTCTTTACTGGTGAAACAGAGACGCTTAAAGATTTAGGTGTTGTCATGACTCAATCAGCACTTGATGCCTATGCAATGGCTAATGGATTTGGAAAGACGACACAAGAAATGTCTGAGGCTGAAAAAGTTGCTTTGAGGTTCGCATTTGTAACAGACAAGCTTTCACTGGCTAGTGGCGACTTCGCTAGGACATCCGATAGTTGGGCTAACCAAGTTAGGATTATGAAGCTACAGTTCGAAAGCTTTATGGCAAGCGTCGGGGTTGGCTTGATTAATATTTTTACCCCAGTTATCAAAGTCATTAACTTTTTGCTCAGCAAATTGCTGACAGTAGGTAATGCTTTTAAAGCATTGACTGAACTATTTACTGGCAAGAAGTCTATGAAAGGCTCGGGTATCCAAGAAACAGCTGATGCAGTTGGTAATTTAGGAGAGGCTTCTGATGGTGCAGCAGGAGGAGCTGGCAATTTAGGAAAAGCCGCTAAAGGAGCCGGCAAGGCTGCGGATGGAGCTGGTAAAGCAGCTAAGAAAGCTGCTCAAGAAATGAAATCTCTCATGGGATTTGACCAAATCAATAAACTATCTGACTCATCCGATAGCGGAGATGATGGTGGAGATTCCGGTGGCGGTCCTGGTGGTTCAGGCGGCGGAGGTGGTGGAACACCTAAAGGCGCTGAAGTCGACATGGGAAAAATTGCTGAAGGTGGGAATCAATTAGACGGTCTGTTTGATGGATTATTTAAACGATTGCTTGAACTCGTCAAATTGTTCCAGGACGGTTTCAATGCTTCATTTAGATTTGATGGTGTTGAACGCCTTCAGAGTGCTTTGAAACGAATCGGTGAATTACTACAAGAGATTTTTACAGATCCAAAAGTTGTTGCTTCTTTTCAAACTATGCTTGATAAGATAGCTTATGCTCTAGGGCAGTTTACTGGCTCGATAGGGACTGTTGCTCTTGGGATAGGAGTCTTTATAGCTGAAAGTATAGCTAATGGCTTAGAACGCCAAAAAGAGCATATTAAAGGCGCTTTAGTATCCCTATTTACGAATATAGGTGGCATTGCAGAATCAGCTGGAAATATCGTCCAGATTTTATCAAATGCATTCTATGACGTCATCACATCGTCTGGAGCAGTAAGAATTGGCAGTGCGATTGTATCTGCAATTTTAAGTATCGGTTCAACAATTATTGATGTTGGTAGTAGCTTAGGTCGGGACCTTATGAAAGGATTAGAGATAATCGTTTCGGATAATGCCCCTGGATTAGTTAAGTTTTTAGTTGGTGCATTAGAGAAGTTAGCACCATTGTTTGAAACAATTGCAAAAGCTGTTGATGAATTAGGGAATATAATTAAGCGTAACTATGACAATGTTGTTAGTCCGTTTATTATTGGTTTTTCTAAAGGATTATCTAAGCTAATCGGACCTATCACTGCATTTGCTACGGTATGGAAAACAATAGAATTCGCTTCAATGATAGAACAAGCTGGCGGACTTCCGGCTGTTTTTGCTAATGTTAAGACTGCATTTGATAATGTTGGAACAGCAATTCATGCCGTAACAATTGCTAAAGTAAAAGATATTGCAGAAACTGCCATCCTAAACGCAATGTATGCAAAGGATTTTGTGGTTAATACAGCAACATTGATTGCCGAAAAAGGTCGAGAGGTGATTGCTTGGGGATTGAGTACTGCGGCTAAAGTTGCTGATACTTCAGCTAGTTTTGCAGCAACCGCAGGAGCAACAGCATTGAGCGCTGCGACGTGGGCACTCAATGCAGCAATGGCAGTATTGACAAGCCCAATAACCCTAGTCGTTGGAGCAGTGATTGCCTTAGTTAGTGTTGGAGTACTACTCTATCAAAACTGGGATATTATCAAAGCAAAATGTATTGAGATCTGGGGTGCTGTCCAAGAATGGTTTAATCAGGTTTGCACTAATATTGCGAACTTTTTTAGTAATTTGTGGACAAAGACCAAAGAAGTGTTTGCCCCTGTTTCTCAATGGTTCAAAGATAAGTTTAAACAAGCCTGGGATGCCATTGTTGCTATCTTTACCGGTATTGGTTCTTGGTTTTCTCAACGCTACAATGAGTTAAAAAACAATCTTGCTTCTATTCCTGATTGGTTCAAAGATAAATTCCGCAACGCGTGGACAGGTTTAACAGGTATCTTCAATCCTATTGCAAGTTGGTTTGCAGGGAAGTGGAGTAATATCCAATCGGCTCTTGCTAGTATACCAGGGTGGTTTTCTTCAAAATTCCACGAAGCATATAACAATGTCAAGAATGCATTTTCGGGCATTATCGGGTTCTTTAGCGGACTTTGGGGGCAAATACGTTCAACGTTTACTCATGTTGGAACCATGGTTGGAAGCGCCATTGGCGGTGCTGTACGTAGCGTTATTAACGGGGTGCTTGGCACGGTAGAAAGCACAATCAATAGTGGTATCAGCTTGCTCAACGGCGCTATTAGCGTGATTAATAAATTACCTGGTGTAAATATCGGTGGATTTAGTTACATTGGACTACCTCGACTTGCTCAAGGTGGCTTTGTTAAGGCTAACACACCACAAATTGCCATGATTGGTGACAACAAGCATTACGGTGAGATCGTTGCTCCAGAAAATAAAATGCTTGAAATGGCACGTCGTGCAGCGGAATTGTCAAATAATGGCGGTGGACCAGAAGTTCTAGCCTTATTGACACAGTTGTTGCAAGCGGTTCGTGCTCTTGATTTGACAATTGATGGTGATAAAATCACCAAGAAGATTGTAGATAAAATCAATGAAATTGCAATTAAAACAGGGGAATCCCCCCTCATGATTTAGGAGGTATGCATGAGTGAAATATCAGTAGGTGGAGTAGCTCTTGCTTCTCCAGTTGAAATCAGCATCAATAATGAGATTATCTGGTCATCTTCTACGGGTCGTAGTGCTAGTGGATTGATGACGGGTGACGTCATTGCAGAAAAACGTACATTCTCCATCAAATGGGGAATTATCACAGAAGCAGAAAGAAATCTTATCAAGTCTAAATTGGTAGCCGGATTTTTTACTGCAAACATTTTAGGACAGTCTATCACTGGTTACCGCGGAACTATCACAGAGACAGTAATGGGACGTCTGAGTGACGGTGTGACCTATTACAACGGCTTATCTGTATCTATTATCGAGCAGTAGGAGGAATTATGCTAGAAGTAACATCAGATTATATCAAAGCAATAGAGAACCATCTGCGCGTGTTTGAGGCTAACTTTGACTTAAATGGTAAGAGATACACAAAAACCAAAATTGCATCAGCTACTTACGACAGTTCCATCGGTAATAGTAATGATTTTACAATTGGTGGTGGGTACATCAATAGTCTAGAAATTGAAATTAAAGAGATTATTGAAGGTCTGCAAGAAATGATGCCGGCAACAATGTCGGTAGCAATTGCGGGTAAAACCGTCCCACTTGGCAAGTTTTTTGTCACCGAGGTCAAGCTGAATCGTAATGATAAAAAGACAAAAATTAAGTTACAGGATGAGTTTGTTAGATTGTCTGGTGCTTATGATAGTCAGCTTACTTATCCAGCTTATACAAGGGATATTTTATCAGAAATCGTGAGATTGACAGGTATCACGACAGATACTAATATCCAATTAGTAAATGATCAAGTTGCGAAGAAACTAGAAAAAACAAGTTATCGTGAGGCCTTAGTTTATTTAGCGCAATTATCAGGAAGCTTCGTCAGATTTAATCGTAATGGGAAGCTTGATTTTATCAAGCTAAAGACAACATCAAGACATATCACAAAAGATATGTATAAGCCAGGTGGATTAGAACGTGACGAGATACCTTACAGGTTGAAAGGTATTGAGTGTAAGTCTGCTGATAAGGTTGTGTATAAATCAGGATTGTCCACAGGTAATATCATGAAGTTAAAAAATCCATGGGTTACACAAGAAATTCTGGATCGTGTCTTCAATGAATACCGTGATTTTAACTTTTATCCATATACATTGTCCTGGCGTGGTGATATGGCCATGGAATCCGGTGACTGGGTTACAGTACACTGGGATGAAAATATCTATTTTGATATTCCAATGCTGTCCTACAAACTTTCGTTTGATGGTGGTTTATCTGCCCATAGTAGTGGAAATGCTGCTGGAGTTGCACAAGGTACTTATAAATATAAGGGGACCATGCAACGTCAAATAGAGTATTTAGACGAACTTATCACTAAGCAAGGTAGTATGTACCTTGATACATCAAGCCCTACCAAACCAAAAAATGGAGATATATGGTTTAAACCTAATGGTGGCTATGTTGAAATGTGGGAGCGTGTAGAAGGTTCGTGGGTTAAAAAGGCAGACAGCGCTAATGTCGGAGAAATTGTCAATACGATAACCACTGATGAATTGCTAGCAAAAAAAGTTTCTGCAGCAATTGGTAATTACATTACGTTAAATGCCAAAAATATAACTGCTGGAGATCTGGATTTAGCACGTTTGCGAATCATGAATGGTTTGCAAGAAATTGTTTCTGTGCGCGACGGTAAAGTTGTGATGAACATTGATAAGCTCACAATAAACTCTAAAGATGTAGCAACGAAAGAAGATCTAAAAAAAATTGAACTGACTCCTGGACCGAAAGGTGACAGAGGAGAAAAGGGAGCTTTAGATGAAAAACAACTAAAAGAAATTAGAACCAGTGTTGACTCAAAAGCTGACCAATCACTGACTCAAGAGCAATTAAATGCGCTAGCTGAGAAAATTCAACTTCATGACATAGAGCTAAAAGCTAAAGCAACAATGGATCAGTTCAGTGAGTTAGAAAAAGCCTATAATGCTTTTGTAAAATCAAATGTAGAAAGCCAAAAAAAATCTGAATCTGATTTAATCGAAGCGGGCAGAAGAATTGAGTTTTTATCAATAGAATTTGGTGGCTTGAAAGAGATGAAAAAGTTCATCGATACCTATATGAGTGCTTCAAATGAGGGGCTCATCATTGGAAAGAACGATGCTAGTTCATCAATAAAAGTCAGTCATGATAGGATTTCCATGTTTTCTGCAGGTAAGGAAGTCATGTATATTTCGCAAGGTGTGATTCATATCGACAACGGTATTTTCACCGCTTCAGTTCAAATCGGAAGATTTAGAACAGAACAGTATTATCTTGACAAAGATGTGAATATTGTTCGTTATGTAGGAGGTTAAAAAGAGGAAAATGACTAAATTTATCAATTCTAGTGGACCATTGCACTTAAATATTTATATTGAACAAGTTAGTCAGGATATTGCTAACAACTCTTCTCGAGTTAGATGGAGAGCTACCGTTGACCGTGATGGAGGATATAGAACATGGAACGCAGAAAATGGAAGTGTTCTTTCAGTCTGGTTAAATGGTTCTAGTGTATATAAGAGCAATTTAAGTTTCGAAACTGAGGGGCAAGAAACTACTCTAGCAAGTGGAGAAGCTACAATTCCTCATGACAGTGACGGAACAAAGACCATGTCGGTCTGGGCATCTTTTGACGCTAACAACGGAATTCATGGCAACATTACAATTTCGA